AGGCAGACGCTAAAGCTAAAGCAAAAGCGATCTCAGAGAGGAATAAGAAATGACAACCTATTTACAAGCAGTCAACGATGTGCTTGTTCGCTTGCGTGAAGAGGAAGTCTCTACTGTTTCCGAAACTCCTTACTCAACATTGATTGGCAAGTTTGTCAACGATGCAAAGCGTCATGTTGAAGATGCTTATGAGTGGAATGTTCTTGGTACAACCTCTACCATTACAACGACTTCTGGCACTTATTCTTACTCCTTGACTGGTTCAGGGCAGAAGTTCCGTGTCCAAGATGCTATCAACTCTACAAGCAAAATTGGTATTGACAACATACCATTTGCGACAATGAATCGTTATTTGAACTTTGGCACTCCGTCAAACTCAATTCCACAGTATTACACCTTTGATGGCGTTGATTCCAATGCTGACACCAAGGTTACATTGTTTCCGATTCCTGATGGCGTATATACCATCAAGTTCAGCTTAATTGTTCCTCAAGCTGTTTTGTCTAGTGATAGCACAGTTATCTCTGTCCCTGCTGAATTGATTGTTCAGAACGCTTATGCTAGGGCTTTGGTTGAGCGTGGCGAAGATGGTGGATTGAATTCTTCAGAGGCTTATCAACTGTATAAGTCTATGCTGTCTGACTACATTGCTACAGAAGCTACTCGTTACCCTGAATTTGGCGCTTTTGAGGCTGTTTAATGGCTCAACCTATCCAAACCTTCAGCATCTCTGCGCCAGGCTTTTATGGTCTGAATACGCAAGATTCTCCATTGGATTTGGCATCTGGCTTTGCGCTTGTTGCTACCAATTGTGTGATTGACCAATATGGTCGTATTGGTTCACGCAAAGGCTTTACAAGACTAAATTCATCAACTGGCAATCTTGGTGCTAATGATGTTGGTGTGATGCATGAGTTGGTTCAGACTGATGGCACATTGACTGTCTTGTTTGCTGGCAACAATAAGTTATTCAAACTTGGTACTTCTAATGCAGTTACTGAGTTGACCTATGGGGGGGGTGGTACTGCTCCCACCATTACTGCAAGCAATTGGCAATGTGCTTCTTTAAATGGAATCACATATTTCTTTCAAACTGGTCACGATCCATTGATTTACGACCCTGCTGTAAGTACAACTACTTATCGGAGAGTGAGTGAGAAATCTGGTTATGCGGGAACTGTGCCATTGGGCAACTTGGCAATTTCTGCCTTCGGTCGTTTGTGGGTTGCAAATACATCTTCTGACAAGACAACAGTAACTTTCTCTGATTTGCTTACTGGTCACATTTGGACTGGTGGCACTTCTGGTTCTTTGAATGTCAATCAGATTTGGCCTAATGGTGCTGATGAAGTTCAGGCTTTGGCTGCTCACAATGGTTTCTTGTTTATCTTTGGTAAACGACAGATTCTTGTTTATCAAGGTGCGACTACGCCATCGACAATGACTTTGTACGACACCATTGGTGGCATTGGTTGCATGGCTAGAGATTCTGTTCAAACAACTAGCTCTGATGTTATTTTCTTGTCAAACAGCGGTATTCGTTCATTGATGAGGACTATTCAAGAGAAGTCTGCTCCAGAGCGTGATTTGTCTAAGAATGTCCGTAATGACTTGATGACAGATGTTGCGGCTCAAACATTGGCAAACATTAAGTCTGTCTACTCTGAGCGTGAAGGCTTTTACTTATTGACAATGCCATCCAATAAATCTGTTTATTGTTTAGATACAAAAGTGATTTTGCAAGATGGTACTTCAAGAGTAACTACTTGGGATTCAATCACTCCGACATCTTTGTTGTCTCGTAGGAATGGTGACTTATATATTGGCAAGAATGGTTATGTTTGTTCTTACAGCGGATATTTAGACCATGAGTCTACTTATCGCATGATGTACTACACAAACAATGCTGACCTTGGAAATGTCAATCAAGTATCTATCTTGAAAAAGATTTCTGCTGTTGTCATTGGTGGAACAAGTCAGACTGTTTCAATTAAGTGGGGCTTTGACTTTAAAGCTAACTATTTGAGTGCTAATGCTTCTATTCCATCTCAGGGCGTTGCTCAGTATGGTATTGCTGAATATGGCGCTAATGGAAGTCCAGTTGCTTACTATTCTGATGGCATTGCTTTGCAAACTCTAGTGGTTTCTGCAAGTGGATCAGGAAAAGTTGTACAGACTGGTTATGAATCAGAAATAAATGGAGCGCAGTTGTCGATCCAGAAAATTGAAATCCAAGCTAAGAACGGGAAGATAGCATGAGCGATTACACCAAAAGCACGAACTTTGCGTCTAAAGACAATCTTAGTCCTGGCAATGCTGCAAAGATTGTTAAGGGTACAGAGATTGATACCGAATTCAACAATATCGCTATTGCAATTGCGACTAAGTTTGATTCGACCAATGCTCCAACAGGATCGGTTGTTGGCACTACAGACACTCAAACTCTGACAAACAAGACTTTGACAAACCCAACCATCAACAACTATACAGAAGGTGTTGTTGCAATTGGTACTGTTACTAGCTCAAATACTTTGGCATTGACAAGCGGTACTGTGCAGACTGCTACTTTGACAGCATCTACAGCTTGCACATTCACAATGCCTACCGCTACTGCGGGTAAGTCTTTTATCTTGTTGCTTAAACAAGCGGCTACTACTGGTGGCGGTACTGCTACTTTTACTAGCGTTAAATGGAATTCAACATCTGCTCCAACTATGACTTCAACTGCTGGCAAAATGGATATTTTCTCGTTTGTGTCTGATGGTACAAACTGGTATGGAACTGTTGCACAAGGTTACACGCCATAATGTTTGCCGCACCAAACTTCTTTTTGTCTGGCGTATCTGACTCTGTTGGTCAGGTTGCCTTTACTACGCCTGGAACTTACTCTTGGACTGTTCCATATCCAATTACTAGCGTAAGCGTTGTTTGCGTTGGTGGTGGTGGTGGTGGCTCTGGAGGTGGAGGAAGTGGAAATGGTACAGATGGTGGTACTTCATCATTTGGTAGCACAGTATCTGCTTATGGTGGCGGTGGAGCTATTTATGGTGGAGCAAGCGGTTCTGGCGGTACTGGAACATCAATAAGTGGAAACATTGGTGGTGGTAATGGTGGTGCAGGCGGTACTGAAGTTGATATTCATGGTGGTGGTGGAGGTGGCGCAGGCGGCTACTCAGGCAATGGCGGAGCTGGCGCAGGAGGATCAATTTCTTCTGGATCAAACGGCTCTGGCGGTGGTGGTGGCGGTGGAGCTTCTTATTACACTGGCGGTGGCGGTGGCGGAGTTGGAATACTAGGTGAAGGCACAAGTGGCGCTGGTGGCTCTACTTCTGGAGGCATTGCCAATGGTGGTGTTGGAGGTTCTGGTGGTGCTACTGGAGGTACAGGTCAAGGTGCAGGCGGTGCTTATGGTGGTGGCGGTGGTGGGCCAACTGGTGAATCTGCTGGTGGCGGTGGTGGCCTTCGCTATGCCAATAATGTTTCTGTAACTCCGTATGATGTTATTACTATCGTTGTTGGCGCTGCTGGTACTGGCGGTGTCAATGGCGGTGGTGGTGCAGTAAGAATTATTTGGGGCGATAACAGATCATTCCCATCAACAAATACAGGCGATTTGTAAGGAAAAATCATGGCAGTAGATCAAAAGATTATTGATAGCCTAGTTCAGCAAATTCTTGCTACTAGCGACTCATCTAAATGGACTGGTGAAGGTTTTGGATCGGCTGAATCTAATGCTAAAGACATGGCTAAGATTCTTGCTGGAATTGGAATTACTGATATCAAACAGTTTGGGAAAGTAACTCAAGAAATTCCAACTTATGATGAAAATGGGAATCAAAACGGAACTCAAAAAGTTGAGGGTTTTGGCAACAAATTAACTAATCAAGTAGTACCAAATACATACGGAGAACGACAATCTGGAAATGCATTTGGTGGTACTTATAGTGGAAAAGGTAATACTGGCTACAGGGTAGAGTTTGATGCTAATGGAAATCCTGTATTCTTTACTACTAGCGCTTCAAGTTCTGATGTACCAAAGTGGGTGTTGCCAGCAATAACAATTGGAGCTGGTCTTTTTGGTGTTCCATCTATTATTGGTAGTGCTTTAGCTCCTTCTGCATCTGCAGCAATACAAGCTGGACTTGGTGGTGCAGTAGTTGGTGGCGGAACAGCGGCATTAACAGATCAAGATATACTAAAAGGAGCTTTAACTGGTGGTTTATTGAGCTACGGAGCAAATGTAGTTGGTGATTTAATTAACACTCCAACTACAGGGCCTGGTTACTATGATGAAATAACAGGAAAGTTTATTCCTGATTCTAATGGCTTATTACAAAATCCACTTACAAATACTACTAGTGGTACAAATCTTACATCAATGTCTGATTATAAATATAATCAAACAACTGGTGAATGGACTATGCCAGATGGGACAGTTACACAAACTTTGCTTACTCAAAACCCTGTAACTAGTGGTAAAGATATTCTTACAAATGCTGGTGCTGATGTTGTTAACAATACAACTCTAACCACTCCAACTACTACTCCAACTACTCCAACAACAACGCCTACACCTACGCCTACGCCTACGCCTACGCCTACTCCAACGCCAACTCCTTTGCTTACACCAACTGTAACGGATGTGTTGACTAAAGCAGGAACAGGATTGTTAAGTGGATTAACTGCGCAACAGTTATCAAATTTGTTCTCTGGCGGTCTGTCTACTGTTGGTGGTTTATTGCAACAACAGACTTCCAAAGAAGCCGCACAACAAGCACAAGCTCGAATTGATGCTGAGACTGCTGCAGCTAAAGAAGCGGCTCAATTCCGTCCTGTTGGCATGACAACAAGATTTGGAACTTCTAACTTTAAATATGATCCTGTTACTGGTCGGATGATTAGTGCAGGTTATGAATTAACACCTGAAGCAAAAGCACAACAAGATCGTTTAATGGGTCTTGCCAATCAAGGTTTGACACAAGCAGAACAAGCACAAGCACAGTTTGCTCCTTTGCAAACAGGCGCTCAAAGTTTGTTTAGCCTTGGTAACAAATACTTGGCTCAAAGTCCTGAAGAAGTTGCTCAACGCTATATCAGTCAGCAAATGAACTTGTTACAACCAGGTCGTGAACTTGAGTTGGCTAACTTGCAAAACAGATTGCAACAACAAGGTCGTTCTGGTTTGGCGGTTGCTCAAGGTGGTAACTATGGTGCTACAACACCCGAGTTGCAAGCCTTGTTTAACGCTCGTGCAATGCAAGAGGCTCAGTTGGCAGCTCAAGCTCAACAAGCTGGTCAACAACAAGTTCAGTTTGGTGCAGGATTGCTTGGTCAAGGTGCTGGCGCTATGGGTCAGTACTATGCGGGTCAGCAAGCGGCTTATGCTCCTTACACGACTGCAATGGGTCAAGTTCAGAATTTGGAAGCCCAAGGTCAACAGCCATTTGCACTTAGCCAAGGTCTTGCTCAACAACAAGCTCAAGCGGGCGCTAGGGCTGGCGCTTTGGGGTTAGAGGGTGCAAACATTAGCCAGAGGTTAGCTACGGGCGCTGCGGCTACTAATAATCCTTACTCAACTTTATTAAGTGGTGCGGCATCTAATCCTGCATTTACTCAACTTCTTGGTGGATTATTTGGCAACACAGCAGTTAATGCATTAGATTCTTCTGCATATGGGTCAGGTAATGCTGGTTTTGAAAAAATGCTGCAAGATATTTACGGATAAGGATGAATCATGGCAGAAAGCAAAATAGTTCCAAGTTTGTTTGGCTTGACACCAGAAATGTATGGTGAACAACAACGAGTTAACGCTCTTGAAGAGGGTATTGCGCTTGCTAGACTAGACCCTGCGGCTCGTGGTGCGGCTATGACTTATGCTGGCGCTCGTGGTTTAGCCGGTGGCATTGCTGGCGCTATGGGCATAGAAGACCCACAATTAAAGTTGATTAGCACTCGTAATTCAATTGCTCAGCAGATTGACCAAACAAATCCTGAGTCGATCTTAAAAGGCGCTCAAATGTTGGCACAAGCTGGCGACCAACAAGGTGCTATGCAATTAGCTCAATATGCTCGTCAAGCACAGAGTGAAATGGCATTGATGCAACAGCGTCAAGCGGCTCAACAAGCATCTTTGGCTACAGCGGCTAAAACTCAATTGTCTATTAAGCAAGAAGAGCAATTGCGTGAAGAATTATCTAGACTTGGCCCAGATGCCACTCAAGAACAAATTCTTGCTGTTGTTACAAAATATGGTTCACCAGATAAGGTTTTAGCTTCTTTGCAAGGTTCTGCTGATCGTGCTTTGACTAATCAAGCAAGAGTTGATGCCGCTAGAGTTGCTGCTGATGCGAGAATTGATGCGGCTCGTGAGGCTGGTGCAACACGAATGCAAATTGCTCAAATGCAAGCAGATGCTCGTAGAGATATTGCACAAATGGCTCAATCATTTAAACAATCTCAAGCTGAACAACCTTTGAGTTCAAAAGAGTTGCAAAAGCGTGAAGCATCATACCCGCAAGCTACTTCTGCAATTAAGAGTTTTGAAACTAAATCTGACTCATTTGTTGCAGACATTGAGAAGTTGCGTGACCATCCTGGTCTTCCAGAAATCACAGGCTTTGCCGCAGGTCGATTACCTGGCATTACAGCCAATGGTCGTGCCGCTCAAGCCTTGTACGACAAGATTGTTGCAAAAGGCGGTTTCCAAGCCCTGCAAGACTTGCGTGATGCATCTAAAACTGGAGGTGCTTTGGGTAATGTCTCTAACCAAGAGGGTAAACAGCTTACTGCCTCGTTTGGCGCTATTGATCGCAGACAAGATGTTAAAGATGTTCAAGAGGCTCTTAACCAAGCAATTGGCGATATTCAAGGCTCTAAATCACGCTTAAAAGAAGCCTATGATATGACATACTCATACAAGGCTGAACAACCTAAAAAGAGCATGAGTTCTGAAGATGAACAAGCGTTAAATTGGGCAAATAGCAATCCTAAAGACCCTCGTGCGGCTCAAATTAAGAATCGTTTAGGAGTTAAATAAGATGGCTACCTTTGATCCTGACGCATATCTTGCCAAAACAACAACACAGTTTGATCCTGATAAATATTTAGGAATTAAAGAAGAAGTCGCAGATGAAACTTCTCGTTTAGCAGCACGATATCCTGCTCCTTTAGCTCAGCAAATACCAGGCTATAGCAGACCAGTCCCTGCGGCTAAAAATGAAGCAAACTTATCTACTGGTCAACAAGTCTACAGAAACATTGCTAAACCCGTTATTGCTCCTACAGTTGAGGCTTTAGGTGCTGTTGGTGGTGGTCTTCTAGGAGCGCCACTTGGCCCTGCTGGTATTGTTGGTGGTGCAGGACTTGGTTATGGAATGGCAAAAGAGGCTCTTAAACTTGGGGACATCTATCTTGGTGGAATGACTCCTGAAGAGGCTAAAACTGAGCCAGTTAGGAATATTCTTGAAGGTGCTACTTATGAGGCAGGTGGACGAGTTATAGCTCCATTGCTTGCCAAAGGAGTTGGTAAAGTAGTTGACTTGGCTAACGCTCCTGCTCAAAAAGCGGCTAGTTTGGCTAAATTGTCATTGGGTAAAGACTTACCTACTGTTCTTACTGCTCTTCGCAATGCTCCAGAAGGTTCAAGTGTTGCAGACATAACAGCATCTATTAACAACCCAACATGGCAAGCATTGATTGATGATGCTTTAAAGCAAGACCCACAATTCTTGCGTAAGGTTCGTTTGTTTAACGAAGATGAATCTTTGAAGGCTTTGTCTAAGTTAGCAGGTGGTGAGAATGCGGCTGAAGTTCGATCTGTTGCTGAGAAAGCAAAAGCGGCTTTAAATCAAATTACCACACCTTCTAGAGAAGCATCATTGAGCCGATCTAACCTTGGTAAAGCAGTAGCAGACTATGAAGCACAAGCAGGAATGTTGAGTGCTGAAGCTGCGGCTAAAGTTGCTGATGTTCGCAGATTGATTCAAGCGGGTGAGTTGGCAGAAGCGGCGGGTCGTCTTGAGTTAATCAAGAAGGGTATTCCTGTTGGCTTTACTAAATACACCTATAAGGGTGAATTAGCACAAATGGCTGACAATTGGGCTTCTAAGGCGGCACAGGCTTCTTTGGATTTAGGTCAAGGCGCTCGTTTTGCCCAAGGTGCTGCTGATGCATTGCGTTCTGTTGGCATTAAACCAATTGAAGGCGCTAGTTTGTCTAGAAGCATCTCTTCCATTGCAGACAATCCTCGTTTTGCAGGCGATGATGTATTGGTTGGTGCTGTTAAAAATGTTGCCGATGATATTGCTAGATGGACAAATAGTGGCGGTGTTGTAGATGCTGTTGCGCTAGATGCAATTCGCAAAAATTCTGTAAATGCAGCCATTCAGAAACTTCGACCAGGAATTGATGCTTCATCACAAAGAAATCTTGCTTCTAAGGTTCTTGGTGACATTAGACCTATTATTGTTGACGCAATTGAAGAGTCTGGGGGCAAAGGCTATCGTCAGTACCTTGCTGACTACACCAAAGGCATGGAAAAGATTGCACAGCGCAAGTTGACAGGTGAAGCACTTAAACTCTGGAAAACAAACAAAGATGGTTTTGTGCGTTTGGTACAGAATGAATCTCCTGAAGAGGTAGAGAGAATTCTTGGGCCAGGCAAGTACAACATTGCTTCAGAATTAGCAGATAGCTCAATGACTGTTTTGCGAGATCAGGCTAACAAGCGTTTGACTCAAATTGCTGTTGGTGAACAGATTAGCGAAGGTAAAGCGGCTCTGTCACAACTTCTTAAGCAACAAACTTCATTTATCCGATTCCCTTCATATTTGAGCGTTTTGGCTTCATCTACAAACAAAGTGATTAGTGAGTTGGAGAGAGCTGTTGGGCAGAAGACATTGAAGACTTTGACAGAAGCTATGAAAACACCACAGGGTGCGGCTGATCTTTTGTCAACATTGCCTGCTGCAGAGAAAAACCAAGTATTGAGGATATTGTCAGACCCAAGCCAATGGAGTCCAACAATCAGTTCTTCAACGACATTTGGACTAAAGAATTCTTTAGGCAAAGAAGAGCAATGAAAGAGTGGGCTGTCGAGTATTTAGCGGCAGTCCTTCTTAGTTGTTTTGTCATTTACTGTAGTTATATTGTTGTATGGGCATTTCCATGATCGCCTTTCTCTTGGCGGCAACCATTGAATACCGATGTGTTAAATGGACTTGGACTGGCAATGCGTTAAACCGCAGAGTAGTCTGTCTCAAGTGGGAGAAGAGAAAATGATTCCTTTAGATCCGATTAGTGCGTTAAATGGCTTACAGAATGCCATTTCGATGGTTAAGAAGGCTAGTAAGGTAGCCAATGACATAGGCGGTCTTGCCCCGATGATTGGCAAGATGTTTGATGCTAAGAGTCAAGCAACAAAAGCGATGCTTGAAGCCAAGCGTGAAAAGCGTGGTTCAAACATGGGTACTGCTTTACAGATTGAGATGGCACTTGAGCAAGCCAGAGCATTTGAGGAAGAGCTAAAACAGATATTTATGGCTACAGGAAAGATTGATGTCTGGAACAAAATCAAGGCTCGTCAAGCTGAGATGGACAGGGATGATGCCAAGGAGATGGCTGCCTTGAAAGCCGCTGAGAAGAAAGCTAAAGAAAAAGAAGAAGAAATGCAAGAGTGGGCGATCATCATTGGTGGCATCGTCTTTGTTCTGTTTTTGGTGTTCATTGGCATCAATGAGCTAATGAGTCTATGTCCTAAAGGTGGATGTGGAAGATGAACGAGTACCAGAAACAGTTTGATATGTTTCTAAAGGTTTTCATTTATGGGTGTGTTGCTTGGTGGTTTCTAGGGTTCTTAAAGTTCTTACCTGATGACTTATCAAACAAAATTGTGGCACTTTTATTGGGGAAGATTGGGTTATGAAAATATCAACTTACCAACAAAATGCAAGGATGCTTTGGGAGGCTCATCGGGTGATCCACCAACAGAATATGGCAAGGTTAGCCGAGCTGAACAGACAAGCAGACCAACAACAGAAAGCCCAAGAGATCAAAACCCATTGGATTAAGAACTCACAAGTGGATGTAATGGTATGAGATATATTTTTCTGTTATCAACATTACTTCTAGTTGGATGTCTAGAAGATAGATATAGGTATTTTTGTCAAAATCCTGATAATTTTCATGCAGAACAATGCCAAAAACCGAAATGTTTATTCACTCAGCAATGTCCAGAGTACTTGGTAGCACCTATTTTAGAAAAAAAAGTAAGTGATGTTCAACCAACACAGGAAGCCCCAAAATGAAAGTTTCTGAAGTTAAAAGTACTGAAGAGCTAATTGAGTTAATCAAGGTTTGTGGGTGGCTTTTTGCTGTTGTAGTGGTGATGCTTGTTTTTGGTTTAACAGTGTTTTCCATGCTCTACTCTGTGATCTTTGTGTCGCAACCAATAAAGTCAATGGCCCCGATTGACCAAGCCTTCACCAAGCTCCTCAATGATGTGGTTTTATTGTTGGTTGGTAGTATCAGCACACTTATTGGCATGTTTGCCATCAATAAAGGGGCTAAATCAATCGTAGAGAGGATGAACCCCACTCCTCCTATGCAACCTATGTGTCCTCCAATGCAAGGCTCATATGGCGCTTCCTATGCACCTCCTCAGTCTGCTTATGGTTTACCTAGCCAACCTTTTGGTGCAATGCCTGTTTGGACTAATCCAGAGTTGGATGAATCTTGGACACCTGGCCCACCACCAACAACTCCACCAGATCACTTAGAAGATGACCATGAGCGAGTCCAATTAGCTGTTGCAAGACAGGAGGCTGACTAATGCTACCTATACCTTTACCTTGGTTGATAGTGGGTGTTCTCATTTCCTTATTTGGAACTTACAGAGTAGGACACCACTATGGATGGTTAGAGCGTGATAACGACATGAAAATAGAGATTGCTAAGAAGAATGAAGAATCTCGCAAAACTGAACAGAAACTTACTGAACAACTTAATGCCAATGCTTCTAAACTTCAGGAGACACAAAATGTTATCAATCAGAAACAGTCTGCTTTGGATCGTGCCATTCGTGCTGGCAGGGTGCGGCTCAACCCCTCAAGTTGTGTATCAGCCCCCACAAATCCCACCCCTACCTCCACAGATTCAGAAACAAGAAGTGAACCTGACAGACAGACTAACGAAGCTACTGATGCCGAACGAGCAACCCTCCTCGCCATCGCAGAAATAGTAGCCCAAGGGGATAAGAATACTGCTGCTTTAAATGCTTGTGTGGACTCGTACAACCAGATGAGAGACTTGTTAAATGCTAAGGCGCAGTAGGATGCCATGTTTTTTTGGCATTTATATAAGCATCTCTAGCATCTTCTGGAGTCTTGAATCTACCAAGGTTTTTTTGCATTCCATTGACTTGAATATGTGCTTGCCAAAGCAAAGTTCCTTTGATTGCGGAAACACCTAGATATGGATTTTTTCCTCTTGGACTTCTTAAGTTTTGTTGGTTTTCTGATGTTGTTACAACTCGTAAATTAGATATGCGGTTATCAATTCGGTTGCCATTTATATGGTCAATTTGACCATTTGGAAATTCTCTATGCTCCATAAACCAAGCAAGTCTATGTGCAAGATATTTTTTTCTATTGATTGTTATAAGAATATAGCCATTGTTTTGCGGAGTGCCTGCTGTTGCTCCAGATGGAACTTTGCTGTTAACTCGAACTTTCCACTTGAACATTCCTGTTTCTCGACAGTATTCAAGAATTTTAGAAACTTCTATAAAATCAAGATTGCTCATGCTGTTGTTCCTGTAAAACAATGGTATTTGAAGTGGGTAACGGGGACTGCAATCCCTGTTACTCGCGATTTTACTTTAAAGGTAAATTATGGTCAACGCTGAACAATTAGCTAAATTACACATTGGCCCAGAATGGGTTGATGGTTTAAATGCAACATTTGAAAAATTTGACATTATGACTCCGTTGCGAATGGCTGCATTTATCGGTCAATGCGCACACGAGTCTGGAAATTTCAAACTTTTATCAGAAAATTTAAACTATCGTGCAGAGGCTTTGCAGAAGTTATGGCCTAAACGCTTTGATGCCGCTAAAGCACAGGCTTGCGCTAGAAATCCTAAGTTGATTGCCAATACTGTTTACTCTAATCGTATGGGAAACAGGGATGAGGCTTCTGGTGATGGCTACAGATTCCGTGGTCGTGGTTGCATTCAGTTGACTGGTCACGCCAATTACTACCATGCAGGGCAAGCCTTGGGTGTAGATTTTGTGATGAACCCAGAGTTAGTGGCTACCCCAATGTATGCGGCTTTGACTGCGGGATGGTTTTGGGATGTCCAAAAACTTAACCAATATGCTGATTCCAGAGACTACAAAACCATGACCAAGAAGATAAATGGTGGTTTTATTGGCTTAGCAGACAGGGAAAAGCATATAAATCATGCACTTGCGGTACTAACTTAAATGAAATTATCAAAAAACTTGTGTATAAAGTGATGTTATGTCAAACATACCAACACAACAAGACGCTGAATTCTTTGCTGAATGCGTAAAAAAATGGCAGAAAACGCTATCTCTTGGTGACTGGAGAATAGAAAAAGGCTCTAAGCCTGCCAAGCAAGCAATGGCTTCTGTTGAGTTTAATGAGAATGCGAGATTAGCGACTTATCGTCTTGGAGACTTTGGTGCTGAAAAGATCACGCCAGAGTCCTTAGACAAAACTGCTTTACATGAGTTGCTCCATGTAATGCTGCATGATCTGATGACTGTTGCACAAGACCCTAAATCTTCTCAAGAAGAGGTGGAAATGCAAGAGCATAGGGTTATTAAC